TCACTCCAGTTAGGAGATTGTGTTGTAGAAATCGTTGAATAATTAGGTGTTTGTGAATCATCTATTAAACCCCAAACTAATAAATTTGTTATTTGTCCTGTAGATGAAACATTTTCTAATAAAGTATTTGAATCTGCTTGTACTGTTTCTGTACCTAATGCAGATGTTCCAGCTAAACCAGTAATTGAAATAATATTATTGGTTACTAATCCTAAAGTTCCTAATGCTGTTGTACCAACTACGTTTGTAGGGTACACATTTGCATCACAAGTTACTGTTTCATCACCAAGACCTACAGTTGATGCTGTTCCTGATACACCTGTTATAGCAAAACCAGATGCTAGAATTGTTCCTAATGCTCCTGTACCAGCTAATCCTGTTTCAGTTACATTAGCATCACCAGATACTGTTTCAGCACCTAATGTTGTTGTACCAGCTAATCCTGTAACGGCAACAGATACTGCGGTTGCACCCCAAGGTCCATCACCCCATGTACTGCGACCCCATCCAGTTGCCACTTAAACTCCTATGCTATTCTTATAACAGCGTTTGATGCGTCAGCAGTTGGGAATGTAATAGTGAAAGAACCTGCTGTGGAAGTTTTATCTCCACCAAAATCAAATACTGCTACTGCTGGATCACCTGAAGCTGAATCATTAAAGATCATACAACCTCTTGCAGTTACAGTTGCTGTACCAAAAGTTAAATCAGCAAAGTCTGTAAATGCAGTTGTACCTGAAGTAGTAGGGTCTACTCGTGTTAAAGAGTTACCTTTAGCTGTGTAGTTAGTTCCACTAGCTTCTTGCGAAGTTGAATACGCAGTAGTAGCAGCACTCATAGTTGCACTACTTGTATATAATGCTAATCTAAATGTGTTACCACCTGAGTTTTTAAAATTATGGACACCTTCTAAAAGTTCTTTTTTAAAAGACGTACACATTGCTTGAGTAATAGCCATTACAGCCTCCTTATTATATTTGCTAGGTCTTTATGACCTTGTTTTTCTAATTCATTGCATATAGTACAAGTATGGTTTTTTATTCCTTCTTGTATGTAATGTGCAATAACCCATTTGGTTCTATCTCTAAAAGCGTGTGCTTGTGCTTTTATTTCTATAGGTGCAGTATCACTTATAGATATTAATTTATTTGTAGCCATTTCAGCTACCTCGTCTATTGTATGACCTCTATTAGAAGTTGTTTGTACTCCTAAATCACCTATAGATATTTCAAATTTGTCTGTTTGCATTATGGTTTGTTCGGTTCTACTATGTCGTTAAAATTAGTTTCTGGGTCTTCTCTTCCTGATATGCCGTAGGGTACCATTTGTTGTTTTATAACTTCTGAATATCTACAAACTTTCATTTTATTGTTTTCAACATAACTTACTACAGGATCATTTAAACGATGATAACCATATAATTTATCTTTAATCTCTACATTAGCATCTAATAAATTAGACCTCAATGCTATTGATACTTCTATTTTTTGTTCCATACACTTAGCTAACCAAAACTCGCAACAAGCTCTGCCCATTTCAGCAAAATAAACTAGTTTTTTATAAGTAAAATCAGCTCCAAACATACTTATAGAGCCAACTTTATTCCAATATGCAAAAGCTATTGCATAAGCTACTGTGTTATTTAAATACCCACACTCTGTATCATTAATAATAGCTTCTATTGGGTATAGTTCAACAGATGGTGTTCTTTCATCTAATTCAACAGAATAAACAGGACACTTTATTGTAGATAATGTTTTTCTTATTAAGGCTGTTTGACCACCTGCATCTTCAGTATCAAAGAATCTAGTCATTGGGTCCATTGCAAATACTCTATCTGGATTTGGAATAATGCCAGCCATTGCATTTATAGCCCACACTTCATCAAATTCTTGGCTATGTGTTCTTGCTATATGAAAATCTAATTGACTCTCTCCCATAGCTACAATAGCTATATTTTTACCTTTAAGGTCTTTTATTGGTTTTTTTAACATTATCTGCTCCTTAATGTTTTATGTTACTGGTACTTGAAAAGTTCCTTCTTTGTATGTATCAGATGTATTTCTACCCTCACCTAATACCTTTAATCTTCCTAAAGCTTCTTGATATCTTTGATTGTATAAATTCATTAAATCGGCTTCACCTTTCATATAGGTATAGCCTTCTACAAGACACCCATATAACAAAACATTAGTAGCATTAGTTGCTAACCATGTAGTTCCACTTTCTGCACCTGCTGTAATTGATGCAGGTTTATAAAAATAATGAAGTTCTGCTGTGTAATCAGCATTCGGAGTTGGTCCAACTATAAATGTATTATTATCAAAAAGTGAATAATGTTTTGGTGCACCTGTTGTAGTTGTTGTTGGATAAGCTTCTCTAATAAAACTTACATCAGTTCTTATTAAATAATTATAAGTATCTGAAGTTATAGTTGCTATTGAGAAAGTGTCCATAAAATCACTAGGAGTTCCTAAATATTGATTTCCTGTGGTTAGATTGCCTTGTACGTTTTTTCTAAAAACAGGTAGACGAACTAACTTTAATATTCTTTCTTCAGCTTGTTGGATTATTGTAGGTAAATCAGCAACAAAAGTTGTTTCTGTATTTTGTAAGTAATCTTGTATTGATGATTTTAATTCTGCGTATGTCATAATTAACTCGTAGTTACTGTTAATGTTCCTATCTTACCAAACATATCTAAACCTAAAGTAGATGAACCAAACTCTGTAACACCTCCACCTATAGGATCAAATGCTGAAAACCTACGGCTTTCTGTTAATCCTCTGTCCGGTCTTGGGTTTAGTAAGGCTTGAGGATCATCTGTAGCATATTTGCCTAATTGTAATTGTGGTTGATCTACATCTAAACATTCATCACAAACTCTATAGCCTGTTCTTTTTTGATTAAATATTTCAAACCTTAAATCGTTATAAGGATATTCAAAACTACAACGATCACAATAAGCTATTGCTTTTTTACCTGAAGCAAAATTAGACATTAGTTTCTTCCAATAAACGGAACAAATCTTATAGATGCTTTTTCTCTATCCTCTGCTGCTGCAAACTGCCATTGTTCTTCATATAAAGCTTTTAATGCCATAACTCTTTCAGGTTGTTCAGCGTGTTTAATGGATAGGTAATAAGCAAGACCCGCAGTTGCACATGGCAAAAATCTAGCAGGTAAATCTAAAGTATTAGATGCTGGAGCACCTACGTCTTCTATTCTTGCTATTCTGTAATAAAACAACGTATAGGTTTCTGCACTATCCGGAACAGGATAAAAATTTACAATCGGTGCTGCTTGTTGTCTATCTATGTATATTTGAATTGGTGAACCTTGTGTTAATTTATTAGGTATAGCTGCGTATGTAGAAACAGATATACGATTTAATCGTGTATCGCTTTGCGTACTTGTATTACCTGAGTTAGTTCTAATAGAGTATTCTATTAAATCAATAGTATCAGCCGGCAACGTATAGCTGCTTGTACCAGCAGTAAGTGTTTGAGTTCCGCTTTCAACTGTCCATAAATTAATACCACGATTAGCCCATTCAAGAAACATGGTATTTAAGGAGCGTCTAGCACTCCTTAAATGATATCCAGAACGCATTTCTACTCCAGCCATATCATAGGCTTCTTCTGCTAATTCTGTAAAATCTGGATTAAATGTAGCTGTACCGCTAGATGCCATTTACACCCTTCCACCAAATTTCTTTTTAACTAGGTCTTGAAACATCATTGGTCCTTTCATCTTAGACTTGCCTTTAGTGTTTTTACCACCAGCCATCATTTTCATTTTAGCTTTACCTTTGACGTTTTTACCACCTGCGTATGAACTCATGCCCATACCTTTCATCTTAGATTTTCCTTTAGTTCCTTTCATTGTTTTTCCTTTTAGTAATGTTTAGTTAATTCCATGATAATACTGTAAGTATCGCCATCGGTATGATTTGCTGTAGTTAATAAAATGTCTCCATTTACTCCACTTCCGGCATTATTAGATATTCCACTGAAACTAGAGAAATCTAACATATCTGAAGTTCCGGATAATTCTAAAATAAATACATTTGTACTTGCATTAAAATACAGTTGTACCTCCATGCCATTTATTGCATACCATATTTTGTTTATAGTTACTCTTGTGCAAGCTGCTCCTGTTGCACTAGATTCTAAAGCTGATACGTCAACTTTAGCAACTGCCGATTCACCAGAGCCATCACTTATATTTGTAAACTTCATAACGGCAGTTTTAGTGCCGTCTTGAAGAGTTTGACTTGTTACTGCATCAGCCATGTGTTACTCCTAACTTAGATTCATATTAATGAGTGAGTACTCTGTATTAGCTGATACAGCCATTACATCGCCTACTTCCATTAATACGTTATCTGTTGCCGGTGCAACG